ATAAAAGATGGTAATAAGATCAAGTTTGCTTACTTAAAGATGCCTAATCCCATCCGCGAAAATGTCATAGCCTTCCCAGACTACTTACCTCCCGAGTTTGGATTGGATAAGTACCTGGACTACGATAAGCAATTCCAGAAAACGTTTCTTGAACCGATTGAACCAATCTTGGCAGCTATCGGTTGGGAGTCGGAAGAAAGAGTCACACTGGATGATCTTTTCGGTTAACAAATATATTAATATGTGGTATAATATGAATATACAGAATGGAGTTATACATGAGTAATGATTGGGTTCGTGACATTAGCACGATGCATTTAAAGATGGGTGTACATGGTTGGCTTCGTGATAACGAAAGACAAAGACGCCATGGTACACCCGAAGAGCAAGCCGAAGCTAAAGAGCTTATGCAAAAGTTCCTAGATTTTCGGGTTAAGTTTCTCGAAGAAGAGTTAGCTGAAACTAAACAAGCCGTAGCTAATAAAGATCCAGAAGAAATCGTCGACGGTCTTATAGATCTTTGTGTTGTTGCTATTGGTACGTTAGACGCATTTGGTGTGAATGCTCATAAAGCATGGCATCAAGTTCATGAAGCTAATATGAGTAAACAACCTGGTGTTAAACCAGACCGGCCTAATCCATTAGGATTACCGGATCTAATTAAGCCTGAAGGTTGGACCGCTCCTAGCCACGAGGGAAATCATGGTGTACTCTCTGACACTCTTTCGGAGTCAGTTTGATAATAAAACCCATCGTCGGATGGACTTCGATACGTTTGAACAATTAGAATCATTGTTGTATAAATTGGCTGAACAGCCTAAAGGAGGTAAGAAAGATGCAGAACTTATATCGCCTGCTGTTTATGAGGACGGGACTACACGAGCCAATAAAAACGTATTGGCTTGGGCAGGTTGGGCTGCTGTTGATGTTGACGACCATGAATTTAAAGGTGATATAGAAAATGAGCTCCGAAATCGTTATGGTGATTATCGCTGGGTGTGTTATTCTACCGCTAGCTCTACACGCGATTTTCCGAAGTTCCGCCTTGTGTTCGAACTTACAGAAGAGATCACATCATCTGAGATTAAGCATTTCTGGTATGCCCTCAACACAAGTCTCGACAATATCGGAGATAGACAAACTAAGGACCTTAGTAGGATGTATTACATACCTGCTGATTACTCAAATGCTTTTAATTTCATATTCAGTAATCACGGCAGGCCTATTAATCCGCGGGATTTAATGGATGCACATCCATTTGCCGAGAGGAATAAGAGTGGAGCCACGTTTCTCGATCGACTTCCTCCTGAGCTTGCCGAACAAGTCGTCCAACATCGTAAATCCATGATGGAAGCCAAAGATAGTAATGTTGTTTGGACTTCCTATCACGATTGTCCATTTTGGCCAAAGCGTTTAGCTGCTGAGTATCAGACGATAAGTAGCACAGGTTGGTATCATAAGATGTACCAGATTATGGTATCACTTGCTGCTCGCGCACTTGAAAAAGAATATCCTATCACAGCAACTCAGATTGCTGAAATGTGTAAGCAGTTTGATTTAGAAAATGGTAGCTGGTACGAAAATCGTCCGCTCGAAATGGAAGCAGATCGAGCACTTGAATATGCTTATAGGAGCACATAAAATGACGTTATTAGAAAAATACGATCATATCTGTGAAGTGATCGACGATCTTAAACTTCAGCTTCAACCTCATGACACTGGGCATATCCATACAGCTATCAGTGTACTTGAAACTGAAAAACAGAAGCTACATGAAAAAATTACTCTATTAATAGGTGCGGCATGATCGCTGGTAAAGTATGGGGATCAACTGAATTAATAGAAGCAAACGGCGCACTAGAATTCCATCGTATTATCATTAACAAAGGTGGCGTTTGTTCTAAACATAAACATGAATTTAAATGGAACGGATTTTATGTAGAATCCGGTTCACTACTTATCCGGGTGTGGCAGAATGACTACGATCTAGTTGATGAAACTATTGTTAATGCTGGTGAATACACTAAAGTAAAACCTGGTGTATACCATCAGTTTGAATGTCTTGAAGATGGTGTAGCCTATGAACTTTATTGGGCCGAATTTAATCATAATGATATTATCCGTGAGAGCGTAGGTCATAATAAAGCAAGTGTTTATAAAAGCAACGAGCTTTCATCGGATCCAGCCAAATGGGCCGGTGTCGATGCAGAGAAAATGCTATTCGTAGAAGATGAAGATATTGAAACAGAATTAGCAAAAAAGTTTAAATAGGGGGTTTACATTTAATACGGATTACGGTATAATAGTATAATCTAATAAGGAGATTATATTATGAATGCTGATTTCGTGAACTCCCTCCAGACACTTTCTCTGGACTCTTGCAAAACTTCAGCTATTGAAGAAGTATCTAAACTCAAACAAGATACGATCCAGCAAAAAGCCAAGCGCAATCGAATTATGCGAGACATCGAGGTAGCGCCCAATAAGAATGAAGTTATTCGAATCTGCTACCAATTAGTTCTTGCATCTGAAGGTCTCCGCACTGCTGGATCTCAATTCGATAAATTTTACAAAAGTATATAAGGAGAATATGGATTGCCCTACGTCGGTCTAACAGCGTCGGCATTCGACCTTCTTCATGCAGGTCATGTCTTAATGCTAAAAGAGGCAAAGACTGTTTGCGATTATCTAATTTGTTGTTTACAAGTAGATCCATCCTATGATAGAATAGAAAAGAATAAACCGATTCAGACTTTGGTAGAAAGATACGCTCAACTGCAAGCTGTGAAGTATGTAGACGAGATTATCCCATACCAAACTGAATCGGATCTTATGGATATACTAATGGCTTATCCGATCGACGTTCGTATTATTGGTGAAGAATATCGTGAGCTTGATTTCACTGGTAAATCCTTTTGCGAACAGAACGGTATTAAGATCCATTACAATTCCCGCAAGCACAGCTTTAGCACTAGCGGATTGAGAGAAAGGGTAAAGAATGAATAGAGTCTCAGGCAGAACTTTAGCCGAAGGTCTATTGAATCTACGTAAACTTCTTTTGCGCCAAGGATATGAATTCCAAAGTAAAACCTGGCAAGGTACAGATTCACCACCTGTATTTTTAGAGATCCTGCATGCGGATCTAGTCGCCAAAATGTACGATGATGCATCAATTGCATCTACTGAACTGAATGCATCTCAGCCTTGGGCAGATGTACATTTTGATGAACGTACCGGTGGTGAACCATTAAATCCACCACCATCACATACAATGTGGCTCAAGGACACAGACAAGTACATGTCCGAAGGTCAGCAGGCATTTTCACACTCTTATCCAGAACGTATGTGGGCACCGAGTATGGACGGCATTCGCTTCAAGACTGGTAATCTTGGCGATGCCGTTGAACTGCTTAAGAGTGATCCTACTACACGTCAGTGCTATGTTCCTATGTGGTTTCCCGAAGATATCATAGCAGCAAACCAAGGTGAACGTGTACCATGTTCCTTTGGTTGGCACTTCATGGAACGTGGTGGTCAACTACACTGTTCCTACCACATGCGCTCATGTGACGTAGTAAGGCATTTGCACAACGACCTATATTTTGCTAATCGTCTAACCCAGTGGATGATTGAGAAAAGTGGTCTCGATGTTGAAGTAGGATATTTACATTTCAGCTCAACTAGTTTACATTGCTTTGTAAATGATCGATATACATTGAAGCAATTGACTAATGACCATGAAGAAGTCGATTGGTCTTCATTTGAAGGAGTGCCAGTTTAATGTGTGGATTTATTGCCACCAGCCAGCAGGTAGATTTAAATAGTATTTTAGATCACCTCCACTATCGTGGATTACCCGGATATAAAGGTTATTCTAAGATTGGTAAGTACCAGTTCGGTCACTATAGTCTTCCGTTCGTTAACTTAGATAAAGATGCAGCCATTCAACCACGTGCTGATAGTAACGTTATGTTTGTTGGTGAGATCTTTAACTATGCTTCCTTCGGATTTAAAGATGATATCGAATGTGCTATCCGATCAGCAGTTCCACAAACACTTGGTGATCAGAATCGCCACCAGTTCGATGGATTTTGGTCAGTCATTGGTATAATGGATGGTGACATATTTGCTGCTGCAGATTACCTATCTCAGAAGCCAATTTATTATCGAACTGATATGGAAGCATTCGCATCTGAGATCGATGTACTTAAATTATTAGGACCAGTAACTCGAGATCAGACTTTTCGATCGAATACATTGAAATGGGGTTATTCACCAGATCCACGTACTCCTTGGAACGAGATCAAGCAGATCCCACCTGGTCATATTTGGTATAAAAAGAAATTAGTTAACTATTGGAATTGGAGTGAAGTAAAGACTACCAATCTATATGATGATTTGGTTACTGCAGTAGAGAATAGATTATCTGGACAACGCGATGTTGCAGTACTCGTATCCGGTGGTCTTGATAGCGCTATCATCTATAGCGTTATTAAGAACGTTCTTGGTCGTGATGTTACAGCAATTCACGTAGAGAATAAAGAAGAGGAATATGCTAAATTAGTTTGCGATGATTTGGTTAAAGTTACTCTCGACAATGTCACTGACATAGAAGCTATAATCGTACATCAGACACCAGTAGATCTTGGCTCGGTTAAACCGCAGATTGCTATGGCTAAGAAGCTACGAGAGCTTGGCTTCTATGCTGTTATGACTGGCGATGGTGCTGATGAACTATTCGGTGGTTATCGTCGAGCAAAAGAATATGATAGCCAACACTCAGATGTATTCTGTGAGCTACCATATTATCATCTACCTCGATTGGATCGTACTATGATGCGATACACTATCGAGACACGCTCACCTTTCTTATCTGCTCCTGTTGTTAAACATGCATTAGATACACCATACGAACAGCGAATAGATAAAAAGATTCTGAAAGAAACTTTTGGTCATCTAGTACCAGAAGCTATTTTGACCAGAGATAAACATCCATTGAAAACAGAAACCATACGGACAGATCCTATGGTACAAAGAAAGATAAATGATGAAATCTTCCAACATATGGAATAAGAGATATATGGAATTAGCTCGGACCGCAGCGTCCTGGTCTAAAGATCCATCGAGTAAGATCGGTGCTGTTGCGATTGGTGATAAGGGCCAAGTCCTATCTACTGGTTACAACGGCTTTCCGCGTAATATAAAAGATACCCAAAGTCGTTTAAATACGCGGGCACTTAAATACCAATTGATGGTTCATGCTGAAATGAACTGCATATATAATGCTACATACAACGGCGTATCGCTTGATGGAGCAACGCTATACGTCGCTGGACTACCTTGCTGCTCTCAGTGTGCACTTGGGATTATTCAAGTTGGCATAAAAAAGGTAGTTATGGAAGGCGATCCTGAAAATGAGAGATGGAGAGAATCCTGGAAGTTATCTAAGGATTTGTTTAATGAAGCACAAATAGAATGGGAATTTATAAATGAAACAACCAAAAAGAATTAAACGGGTTAAAAAGGAAGACGACTACGAATATGAGGACGACCTTGAATTCAACGAAGGTCCTGATGGCGAAGAACTACGCGGTGGTGGTAATTTTACTGTCGCTATTGTAGGTGATAAAGAAGACCTAAAAGTTCAATCCCTTACATGGGCATTCACTAGATCCTTGGTCAAGATTCTTCACGTTGACGATAAAGAAATGAGTTTAGAAGATCTGGTAAAAGATCAAACCGCTCACGTGGTATTCTTCTGTAATCCAATTACTCAAGACGAAAATGGCGTATATCATGCCACGGAACTAGAAGATGCAGTCTTAAGGGTTTTAGCCCAGATGGAAGCTGGTATATGTGTTAAGACTACGATGCCAATTGAATTAGTGGATCGACTATGTTCACGTAATACTAGAATTGTTTACCATCCAGATGTCATCCCAGAATTTGAAGGTAACTTAGAAGAGGCAATGGATCCTAGGATTTTTGTACTAGGTGGTCACCCTCAATCCACTATGGCACTTCAAGAAATTTATTTTAGATTTAGTAATTATAGAACCTCACAAATGTCGCACGTTACTCCAGTAGAAGCTGCCTTTGTTGAAGCCGGTATTGCTGGTGTATGTGCTGCAAAAGCTACAGTGTTCAATCAGCTATATGATGTTCTTCAAGAATATGGCGGAGACTATCACTTAGTTTCTACTTACGTTGGAAGCGATCCACGTATCGGATCATGGGGAGCACGAATCCCTAACCCAGACCTATCTCGTGGATTTAGACAATCGAGAATGGTAGAAGCAGTAAAACAACTTGCCAACTTTAGCGAGAGGTTTACAATCTTCAAAGAAGTTGATAGAATGAATGACACTTATCGCAATAGAGGAAATGAATCCGATGAGCATAATGGACAAGCTGAAGAAGAACAGCAAGCTGGGACAGACGTCAGTACTAGCTGAGTCTAAATTCTTTAACGATAAAGATATGGTTCCTACCAGCGTGCCTATGATTAATGTGGCACTATCTGGTTCTGTAGACGGTGGACTAGCGCCAGGACTTACAGTTCTGGCCGGTCCGTCGAAACACTTTAAAACTTCATTTGCTTTGCTTATGGCAGCAGCATATATGAAGAAGTATCCTGAGTCTGTAATGTTATTTTATGACTCAGAATTTGGTTCACCGCAATCATACTTCCAACAATTTGGTATCGATACAACTCGAGTGCTTCATACACCGATTGCTAGCGTGGAGGAGTTTAAGTTCGATCTAATAGGTCAACTAGAACAACTTGAGCGTGGCGACAAGGTGGTCATTGTAATCGATTCAGTAGGCAACCTTGCCTCAAAGAAAGAGTTGGATGATGCGCTTAACGAGAAATCAGTTGCTGATATGTCTCGTGCTAAAGCATTAAAAGGTTTATTCCGTATGGCAACTCCCTATCTTGCCATGAAAGATATTCCGATGATTGCGGTGAATCATACCTACCAAGAAATGGGATTATTCCCTAAGCAGATCGTATCTGGTGGTACCGGCATTTACTACTCTGCTGATAACATTTGGATCATTGGACGCCAGCAAGATAAAGTTGGCCAAGAGATTAAAGGCTATCATTTCGTCATTAACGTCGAAAAATCAAGATACGTCAAAGAGAAATCTAAGATCCCTATTTCAGTATCTTGGGAAGGTGGTGTTCAGACCTACAGCGGCTTACTTGAGGTTGCTCTCGCTGGTGGACACGTAACTAAACCATCTATGGGTTGGTATCAAGCCGAAGGTAGTGAATCAAAAGTCCGAGAGAAAGATACGTTAAATGCTGGATTCTGGGACCCTATTTTCGCTAATACAGATTTTAAAGATTTTATTAAGAAACAATATTCCATTGGTTACGAGTCTGAAATACCTATGGAAGCTATAGTGGAGGAAGCGCATGGTTGATGAAGTAACATTGGATCAGACCGCAAAGCTTGAAGAGAACGTAGACTTCGAACTCATCGTACCTACCGACCAAGAAGGTGTTATACATGACCATTGGCACGTTCGGTTATTAACCGGAGATTATCCAGAGACCGTAATTGAGTTTGGTACTGTAAAAGTTGCTGATGACGGTCAAACGCTAAACTACAATTTTGAAGTTGTAAGTAGTCCAGATCCAGATCTTAAAGCTGAGAATATGGATCTTCAGCAGCATGCTGCAAACGTATTAATTTCGGTACTCGATCGAGCAGTAGCGAATATGGAGAAAAAATAATGAGGATCCTAATCTTCGGTCTACCTGGCGCTGGTAAAACACACTTGGCAGAACGACTACAAAAACATCTTAATTGCGCATGGTACAACGCGGACGAAGTCCGTCGGATGGCAAACGACTGGGACTTTACCCCAGAAGGTCGTAACCGCCAAGCGGAACGTATGTGGACCTTCTCGCAATTTGAAAGTAAGAATGGTCGTACAGTCATTTGTGACTTTGTATGTCCTACTGAGAAAACTCGTGAGCAATTTAATCCTGATTATACAATTTGGATGAATACTATTGAAGAGGGACGATTCGAAGATACGAATAAAATGTTTGAAGAGCCTCGTGGTATTATTAATAAGGTTATAGAGAAATTTCTTACTGATGAAGAGATCGAAGAACTTTGTAATCAGATGAGGCAGGAATATGCCCTTATCTGAAACACAAACTGTTAGGTGGGTCCAAGCTCAAACTTGGAAAATTCCTCACAGTGGCGTTACTCTTTTCGATCATCTGTTCAACACATATTGTTTATTAAAAGATTGGCACATGCCTCCAGCTGTTCGTCTGGCAGGCTTGTGTCATTCTATTTACGAAACCCAATATTTTACAAATGTTGATCTTAGAGATAAACAAATATCTAGAGAACAGATTCAAGCGCTTATCGGTGTAGAAGCAGAAGATCTAGTACATTGGTTTTGTACTACAAAGGATCGAACGCCCACTATTATAGGTAATAAGCTACATTGGCCAAAAAGGCTATGGAGAAATCTTTTATACATCGAGTTGGCTAATTATGAAGACCAGCTCACTAGAAAAGAAAGCCTCCGAGCAACTCATGAAAAATTAAAGGAAACTATAAATGAGAACTTTTGATTGGAAGAAACCTACCACGCAAATGCTAGGTCGTTGGCAACCGTGGCATGATGGCCATACTGCTTTATTCAAAGCAGCTCTGCTTCAAACTGGTCAAGTACTGATTATGATTCGTGATGTAAATGGTATTGCTGGCGATGCTGGTGCTGGTCGCACCGATCAAGTCCAAGATGATAATCCATTTACTAAAGAAGAAGTTATTCAAAATATTGTTGATGCTTTAGAGAAGGAGGGGTTTAACGAAGGACAGGAATATGTTATAATGTTCGTACCAAACATCGTTGACATCTCTTATGGTCGTGGTGTTGGTTACACGTTCACACAGCACGATCTTGGTGAAGAGATTCACAACATCTCAGCTACTAAGATTCGCGCACGCCTACGCGAAGAGGGTAAACTTTGAACATCAATATTGAACAAACTATCCTGAGGAACCTGCTGGTGAACGAAGAGTTCATGCGGCGGGTTCTTCCCTTTGTTAAACCAGATTACTTTGAAGGGACATATCAAAAACTATTTAAAGAGGTTGGGAAATATGTTTCCAAGTATAATAAGCTTCCAACATTAGAAAGCTTTAAAGTCGAAATTGATAGTGCGGAATCGTTTAATGATGAACAGTATAGACACGCTGTTGAGATCTTACCAGAGATCTTTCGCACTGAAAAGATAGATGAACAATGGTTACTTGATACGACTGAGAAATGGTGTCAAGATCGAGCACTATACAATGCCATTATGGAAGGTATATCCATCATTGATGGTAAGCATAAAACCTTAACAAAGAACGCTTTACCTGATATATTAACACAAGCATTGGGTGTGACATTTGATACAAATGTTGGTCATGATTACTTAGAGAACGTATCCGAACGTTATGATTTCTATCATACTACTGAAGATAAAATACCATTCGACATCGATCTATTAAATGAGATTACTAAAGGAGGTTTATCGAATAAAAGCCTAAATATCGCACTTGCAGGTACAGGCGTAGGTAAATCGTTGTTTATGTGTCACGTCGCTGCAAATGCGCTCAGTCAAGGCAAAAATGTTTTATATATAACTATGGAAATGAGCGAAGAGCGCATCGCTGAACGTATCGATGCTAATCTATTGGATATACCGATAGATCAAATTGAACACCTGTCTAAACAAATGTTTGTAGAACGGGTTGCTAGACTGAAAAAGAAGACATCGGGAAAATTAATAATAAAGGAATATCCTACCGGTGCAGCCAACTCAAACCATTTCCGAGCTTTGTTAAACGAACTAAAGTTAAAAAAATCTTTTGAGCCAGATATCGTGTTCATCGATTATTTGAATATCTGTGCATCTTCGCGTATGAAAATGGGAGGCGCAGTTAACAGCTATGCGTATATTAAAGCAATTGCTGAGGAGCTACGAGGACTGGCGGTGGAATTTGCTGTCCCGCTTGTGTCAGCGACTCAAACGACAAGGTCGGGATACACCTCGTCCGATCCTGGGCTGGAAGATACCTCTGAGTCTTTTGGTCTACCGGCTACAGCTGACCTTATGTTTGCGTTGGTCTCAACTGAAGAAATGGAACAGAACGGTCAAATAGCTATTAAACAGCTAAAGAACCGTTACAACGATCCTAACAAGAATAAGCGATTCTTGGTAGGTATAGATAGATCCAAGATGCGTTTATATGACGTAGATCCTGGTAACCAAGATCTGGTACAAGATGTACCAGCATTTGATAATTCAGAAGTTAATGAGAGATTCTCTGACTTCAAACTGTGAGGTATTATGAGAGTAAAACTGATAAGCTTTAGTCAAGCTAATGAGTGGTTTAGAGACGTAGAAGGCGTTAATAGACCAAAATCCTTACAAGATTTAATTGCATATGCAGCTAGGGTTTCTAATCCATCTAATCAGAATAATGAGGCTACAGCTGAAAAGCTTATTCGTTATTTGGCTAAACATAAACATTGGTCACCATTCGAAATG